GGTTAGTTACGGATGTTTCATTAAATCCTGTTGCAACTGAACCAAAAGAAAGGCCAAATAATAGAGGATATGCAGGTAATTTCCCAACTATACCAAGTAACACAAAAGTAGAATTATCATTTTCATTTGAATTAACACCTAGCGGAACAGCAGGTACAAAACCAGCTTATGACGAGCTACTACTTGGGGCTGGTATGGTACGGGGTGACCTTAGTACAAGTAATACTTATACACCAGATTCAAGTTTAAATGATGCAGATAGCTTAACTATCGGTGTTTATATAGATGGTTCCCTACATAGAATGACAGGTGCTAGAGGTACTTTTTCAATAGCATTAAATACTTCTGAAATCCCAATGCTAAATATGTCTTATATTGGCATCTATGAAGATCCAACTGCTACTGCTTTAATAACCCCAGATTATACAGGTCAAATTGCCCCAATAGCTGCAAATAGCGGTAATACTACTGGTTTTCAATTACATGGTTATTTAGGTGCATTAATGTCATTTACTTATGACCATAACAATGCCTTGTATTATTCTGAACTTATTAGTGGCAGTAAATCTACAAGAATTACAGATAGGAAACCTAGTGGTAGTTTAACTATGGAATCAGTTGCTTTAGGTACAAAAAATTATTATCCAATAGTTAACAGTAGTGCTACAGGTAATTTAATTTGGCAACATGGACAAACTGCGGGTAATAAGATTACATTTACAGCACCTACTGTTGATTTACAAAGCATTTCACAAGAAGATAATGAAGGTTATCAAATGTTAAATATTGCCTATAGAGCTTTACCTAGTAGCGGAAATGATGAAATGAGTTTAAAATTCCATTAACTCTGCTACGTAGTCTTATGGCTTTTATTCTTGATGATCTTGCTGATACATTTGATTGGAAAGTAAAATTACCAATACCAACAAAAAATAAATTAGAAACACATACTTTTACTGCAACATTTAAACGCATTACGCAAGATAGGTTTGAAGAATTAGGAAGGTTGCAAAGTGAAGAAGGTTTATCTAATGCTGAAATATGTAAGGAAATTATGGTTGGTTGGTCTGGTATGCAAGATAAAGAAGGCAATGATTTACCTTTTACAGATACATATGTAAATAAATTATTAAATGTAGCAGGTGCTTCTGCTTTTATTGCAAATGTTTTTGGTGAAGCTTATACAGGTGGGCTAAAGAGAAAAAACTTTTAGACGCTGTTGAATATTGGTTTAATAGCGGTAATACAAATACAGGTAATTCATTACAAGAAGCTGCTGAATTTTTCAAATTAGAATTACCTGAAAAAAAAGAAACAAATTTTAAAATTTTAAAAGAAAATATAGAGGCAGTAAAATTATTTTTAAGTGTACAAACACAATTTAGAACAGGTTTTGGCGGTGTTTCTGGTTTAGACTATGCAGCAGTAATACAAGTTGCTAATATGTATTCATATGATTTACCTTCTGTTTTTGAGGATTTGCAAGTAATGGAAGCAAAAGCATTAGAACTAATAAATAAAGAAGGGAAAAAATAATGGCTAAATTTGATGTTGTAATAGCTGCTAAAACTGTTGGAGAACAAGGTATAAAACGTCTTGGCAATTCAATGCAAGGTGTTCAGGGTAAAGTAAAAAATTTAAAAATAGCAGTTGGTGGTTTAAATGGTGCATTAAAAATATTTGCTGGTATATTAGCTGCTGGTGCATTTACTAGATTTGTTAAAGGGGCTATAGATTCTGCTGATGCTTTTGGCAAAATGTCAGATCAAACAGGGATTGCTGCAAATACATTACAGGCATATGTAAACGCTGGAAAATTAGCTGGTATAGAACAAGCAACTATTGATAAAGGTTTAAGGCGGTTAAGTCAATCAATGCGTGAAGCTGATTTAGGTGTAGCAACTTATAAAGATAGTTTTGATGCTTTAGGTTTATCTGTACGTAATACTGACGGTACTTTTAAAAGTAATGAACAAGTATTAGGAGAAATTGCTGATAGATTTGCTGATATGCCAGATGGTGCAACAAAAGCTGCAATAGCTATGGAAATATTCGGTAGAAGTGGTGCAAGTATGATTAATATGCTGAATGGTGGTAAAGCAGCACTTACAGAATTTAATTATGAAGTATCAGAAAACTTTGCACAAAACGCTGAATACTTTAATGACCAGATAGCAGTTCTACAAATAAGATTTGATGGATTTAGAAAGCAACTAGCAGATGCGTTATTACCTACATTAAATAATTTATTAAAAATGTTTAGTAATATATTTAGTGCAGATCAAGATTTTGAAGTTTTTTTTGATGGTGTTGAAAAAGGTTTAAAAATTATTAGTGCTTCTGTTTTTACAGTAGTTGCTGGTTTTAGATTTTTAATAACTACTTTAAAAGCTGTTGCTACAGGTGTAGGAGAATTAGCACAAGGTAATTTTGGGGCTGCTAGTAAAGCGTTTGGTGGTGGTTTAAAAGAAACGAATAAACAGTTTAAAGAAGATATGAAAGTATTTAAACAAATATTTGAAGGCGAAGAATTTGCTGGCAGTTCATATTTTGTAAAAGGTACAGAAGATGCAAATAAACTAGAAACACAATTAGATAAAACTTTTGGCGAACAAATGAAATCTAAATTAGAAAAATTTAAAGGCAGTATAAAAACAGTTGGTGAAGCAATGTCAGATATAGCTATCAATTCTTTAAAAAAATTAGAAGATCAATTAGTGAGTTTTGTTACCAAAGGTAAGTTTGAATTTAAAAAATTAGCTGATTCTATTATTGAAGAATTTGCACGTATAGCAATACAGCAAACAATAATTTCACCTTTAACAGGATGGTTTGAAGGATTATTTAGTGCAAAAGGAAACGCATTTTCTAATGGTCAACATTTAACAGAGTATGCAAAAGGTGGTGTTATTAATAGTCCACATTTTAAATATATGTCTAATGGTGGTATCGCAGTTGCAGGTGAAGGGTCAGGTTCAGAAGCGATTTTACCTTTAAAACGTGGTGCTGATGGTAATTTAGGTGTTGTTAGTCAAGGCGGTGGTACTAATGTTGTTGTAAATGTAAGTGTAGATTCAACTTCAGTTATGGCAGAAAATAATCAAGGTAATCAATTTGGAGAACAACTTGCAGCAGCAATACAGGCTGTAATTATTAATGAAAAAAGAGTTGGGGGGTTATTAACTTAATGGCAAATTTTAATACTGATGTTAATTTAAGTCCTAATTATGGTATAAAAATAGAATATAATCCAAAAATTAATACTATACAATTTGGAGATGGTTTTGAACAAAGGTTAACGGAGGGTTTAAATCAAAATTTTAGAACTATTGATTTAGAATTTACTAATATAACTGAATCTGAAAGTGATAGTTTAATAAACTTTTTAAATTTAAGAGCTATTAATGCAGATAGTTTTGTTTACACACCACCAAATGATGTAGTAGGTAATTTTGTAATTGATTCAAATTACAGAAAAACTATAAATTATTCTAATCTTGCAACTGTAACTGTAGTTTTTAGAGAAGTATTTGAACCATAATGGCAATACCTTTTTCTGAATTAAACAAAATTAATCCAAGTTCCGTTATTGAGTTATATGAACTTGAACTTACTGTTGGTTTACATATACCATCTGGAAATCCTAATAATTTAGATACTGTATTTAGATTTCATGCTGGTGCAAATTTAAATAATTTTGGGCAGATTATTTTTAATGGAAATAGCTACCAAAGAGTGGCAGTTAAAGCAGAGGGTTTTGAAGATACAAGTAAAGGTACAATTCCAAGACCTACTCTCACCTTTAGTAATTTAGGTGGTATTACAAAAGATACAACAGTTATGACTATGAGTGATTTTTTAAATGTTGTTAATAAAGTTACTGCTAAAAATGATCTTTTAAATGCAAAAGTGACAAGACTTTTACCATTAGCTTCATCTTTAGATAATGAAAATTTTGTTGGTGATAATCCGTTTGGTATTCCTAGCACAGATAGATTACAAGACCGAATTTACTATATAGATAGAAAAGCTGTTGAAAATAGGCAAGTTGTACAGTTTGAATTAGTTGGTGAATTAGATATGCAGAATAAAAAAATACCTGCCAGAATAGTCACTAGAGACTTGTTCCCTGCTGCTGGTACGTTTATCTAATGACTTGCAATGAATGGGCTACAGAAGCATATAAACACGCTACAGAGTGTTACCCAGAAGAATGTTGTGGCCTTGTTTTAGATATAGATGGTAAGCAGATTTATTGGAAATGTAAAAATATATCAAAAGCTTATAAAGAAGAATCATTTGTTATTGATCCTATATCTTGGGCAGATGGTGAAGATCAAGGTGAGGTTTTAGGTATTGTTCATAGTCATCCTGATGGATTGTTGGAATTTAGTCATGCTGATAAAATTAGTTGTAAGTATAATGATTTGCCTTTTTATCTTGTAGATCCAAAGACACGATCTATTATTAAACTAGATCCAGCAGAAGTAGATGATTAAATTAACTATTTATGGTCGGTTAAGAAAGTTTATAGGGCAATCTACATTTGAAATAGATGTAGCAAGTCCTAGACAAGCTTTTAGTTTTTTAGTAAATAATTTTGATGGAGTAGCAGACCATATAAAAACACAAGAATATTGTGTAATGGCAGGTAAAGTAAGAATTACAGAGGATTTATTAGACTTGCAGACAGAAAGTGATATAAAAATAATTCCAGTTGTACATGGTGAAATAAGATTAGGAAGGCTTTTTAAAATTGGTTTGGGTGTAGCTGCTGTTGCTCTTGGAGGAGGAGCAACCGTATTAGGTTTAACTGTAGGTGTAAAAGTTCAAGCAGCTTTTACAGCAATAGGTGCATCTTTACTTTTACAGGGAGTTTCTGATTTATTATTTCCACCACCTACACCACCTACATTTGGCGGTGCGGATGAACAAGACCCTAGTTTTACTTTTGATGGAACGACTAATATTTCAAAACAAGGCGTACCAATAAATATTGTTTATGGAGAAACTTTAATTGGAACAAATACTATTAGTGCAAATGTAGATACTTTACAGGTGGTGAATAATTAATGAGTTCAATTTATAATATTATTAGTAAAAATAATAGTTTAGCTTATCAACAAAATGCAAAACTTCCTTCTGGGAGTTTAAAGTCAATAGATTTTATTACTCTTGTTGATATTTTAAGTGAAGGAGAAATAGAACTAAGTGCAACAGCACATAAAGATAATATTACAGATAAAACATCTGCAGCATACAAAAATGCGTTTTTAAAAGATTTATTTTTAAATAATCAACCAGTTTTAGCTAGTGATGCAAATGTAAATAGTCCAGCAACATCTGATTTTAATTATGACAGTGTTGATTTTCAGTTTCAACAAGGCACTGCTAACAATGCAATATTACCAGCAGCAGAGATACAATCTATTGAATTACAAAAATTACAACATGGTGATATTGGAGAACTTGTTAGATTTCAAGCAGGTGGTTCAGTTATAACACGATCTGTAACTCTTAATAATGTAAATGTAGATAAAGTAAGAGTTAGCT